CTACGAGTGTGTGCTCATGGACGAAGACCACCACGGTGAGGGAGAAATCTCTTACCAATTTAACACGGCATGGGAGACGTTCAACAATCGTGTATCGATTGCTATGTCTTCTGCCTTTCCTACTCTAAGGTTTGAGCTTACTTACTTTGAGCCGGGCATGGGGTTCAAGGGAGAGAGAGTATGGAACTTCAATGATGGTCTAGTCATGAAGTGTGTAGATGATTATCGAGACGATGATGATTGCCCTTTTCAATATGAATGTTTAGTATCAGCAGGATAAAATTATGCGAATAAAACTACACACATACCCCGAAGGGGGAGCGAGCCGGATGGCTCAGGATGAGATGGTGTCCAAGCTAACAGGCAAGGGACGTTTTACTGATTGTTATGTCGGAGAGTTGGAGCAAGGAGATGAGTATGTTCTCGATCCTAAGATGCCCTTGCCTTCCATCAGTGCACAGCAGGCAATCAAATATATTAACGACAATGAAATCTCAGTTCACCCTTTGCCCGGTTTGACTTGGGAGCTGAGGAGGAATGGTCTCGCATTATTTACCGGCGAGAAGGGTCAGTCATTGATGGACTGCCTCACTCACATCATTGAGATGGATGAGTTATAGGTTGACAGTAACTAATGAGTCATGCTTCATGTAGGCATGGCTCATTTTTACGACTGCAAACAAGACCCCTTCCTTTGCCTTGATGTGACCACACCGGCACAGGCACGTAAGCAAAGCAAAGTTTACCCATCCGTTACCACCATCTTAGGACTGATCAAAGACCCTTTCCTTGATGCCATCTACCGACCCCGAATGATCACTGACCTAGCCCGGAAGCACCCAACATTTCCTTGGCAGGAACTAGAGAAGCTTTGCTATGGCACCCGGGAGCACCCGGTAACCGGGGACATAATGTATTCAAGTGACTTCGGCACCGCCGTTCACAAGGAGATAGAGGATCAGCTTCAGCACACTTACCTTGAGCCGGGACGAGAGACAAGAGTTGAGACAGCATGGAGCGACCATGCCACCGCCTTCCTTGACTGGGTTGAGAATGAGGGAGTCACACCTCTAGCTACTGAGCACCTAGTTAAATGTAACCGGGTGAAGACCGCCGGATCAATTGACTTCATTGGCAAGGACAGCGACGACTTAGTATTCTTAGCTGACTACAAGTGCCGGACCAATACTAAGGGTAAGGCTAAGACTTATCCGAAGGACTGCTACCAGCTAGCCATTGAGGCGGACATCATTCGCCGGCACCACAAGTTGGACTACCTGCCCGCTTGCATAAGTGTAGTGGTTGACAGCGATACGTGCGAGCACTACCACAAGGAGTGGGCACCGGAGGACTGCGATAAAGGGATACAAATTTTTAAGAATGCATCCAAGCTTTATTGGCTAACCCGAATGTAATTTATGATAGCACCGAATGATAACCTAAATGAAGAACCGATCCGCTTAGACGGGTTGGATGAATGTATAATCGGAACAGATGTCCGGGGATACTTGATCTATGATTACGGCAAACTGCTTAATCATTTTGTAGTAGAAGGCATGGACGAAGGCGAAGCCATGGAGTGGGTTGACTATAACATTATAGGTATGCAATCAGAGAATTTTATTATTCTGTTTGATGACTTTGACCTAGAGATAACCATTGAATGATATGAATAATACCGCACAAGATACATACGAAAACAGATGCAAGGGCAGAGTAGGAGAGGACGTGTTCGAGGACTACTGCACCCGGAAAGGAGTTAAGTTCTACCGGACTGGCTTCGACGAGAAGCAGGATCAGATCCAAAAGTTCTGGATGATTCATCCTACGATGAGGCACATCCCGGACTACCTTATTGAGAACGACAAGGGACAGTTGAGTTGGATACACGTGAAGGGAACACCTCGCCTTAAACTCATTGACCTATTCATCTACTCTCAGTTCGAGCAACAGTTCAAGGGTGAGTGCGGATTCTTCCTAGCCTTTTGTTTCAAGGGACAGGACCCTCACTTCCTTACGTTCCCGGCACTACAGAAGAAGCTGACTGGCTTAACGGTTCAGGAGTGGGACGATGGCAAACAGTATGTTCACCTTCCGCTATGAACTTATACAGGATAGAGTATAAGCACGGCGATATGCCGGAGGACTACGTTGGTTGCACGGAGAAGTGGGCACGTGATGCCGGGCAGGCAATCGGATATGTGTGCAAGGGTAAGCCGGACAAGCAGGGCAACTGCACCACCAAGAAGAATGCAACCCTTACCATACTATCAGTTCAGGAAATTTCCCATTCATCCTAATGACTTACGTTCCCCAAAACAAGTTAGCCCAATGGAGAAAAGAGAATGCCCCGGGCAGGTGCCCTATCCTTAACCGGGTGACTGATGACTTAGTAGTTGACCACGATCATCTCAACGGAGAGATCAGGGCGGTGATTAGCCGGGAAGCTAACACCATGCTGGGTAAGATTGAAAACATTCACCGCAGTATTTGCCGGGGTAACCCAAAGGATTTACCGCAGGTCTTGTTGAACATAGCTGAGTATCTTAAGGCACCGGCATCCGGGATACTTCACCCGGTTGGTATCAAACAATTAACCTCTAGGTTCAAGCGGAACCTCAACAAGGAGGAGCAAGAGTTTGCACTACAAAAGATGGGTGCGAAAAAAAGTGAAATAAGTTGTTGCAAGAATGTGAATGATCGTTCAGCCTTGTATCGAACCTTAGTTAAAACCATATACACTAAATAATGAAAGACGAAGTAACTAAACCTAACCTTCGGGTTAAGCTATCAGCGATTCAAGGATCGCTTAAAGCCCCCAAGGGGCAGACAAATAAGTTCGGTGGATACAACTACCGATCAGCAGAGGACATCTTAAATTCAGTCAAGCCTTTGCTTGGCGAGTGGGGATGCTCTCTTGTAGTAAGCGATGAGATTGTAGAAGTAGCCGGACGTGTCTACGTTCGTGCTTCGGCAACCCTAGCTGACAACGATTCCGAACAGGCTATAGCTTCTCATGCATTCGCACGTGAGGCTGAGTCCAAGAAAGGAATGGACGAGGCACAGATCACCGGGTCAGCATCAAGCTATGCCCGGAAGTATGCTCTTAACGGATTGTTCGCTATCGATGATACGAAAGATCCGGATGCCCTGAACACACATGGCACATCAAACAAACCAAAAACAAAAACACCTAGCTTAGAGGAGCTAATATAATGGAAAAGAAATACGATAACACTAACGGCGGAGCACTGTTCCCCAATGACCGCAAGGAAAAAGATACTCACCCCGATCTACGTGGATCAATTAACGTGGGTGGTGTTGACTACTGGATTAAAGCATGGAAGAAAGATGCTAAGTCCGGTGTCAAGTTCCTGTCACTGGCTGTCAATCCAAAGGATGAGTCAGTAGAGAACAGCAGTCCAGCCGTTAACTCAGACCCATTTTAATAAGTGGAACTGGATGACATCAACTTCGATAAGGTATGGTGGGAAGACTTCCGCCGTGACGAGATCGAGGAGATACTGGCACTGACCGGAGCCAAGAACTCTGACTACACCGGAGGCAAGGGATGTGACAATCCATTTGCTAACTTCGATGGGTCAGAGGAGTTCGGCATTGATCCGTTAGTTGGTGTCGCTATCCGGATGCAGGATAAGTTCCAAAGGCTTAAAGCCTTTTGCAAGGACGGAGAGTTATCCCTTGATACTAAAGGGGACACAGTTCGTGACATCTACCGGGACCTGATTGGCTACAGCCTCATCAGCCTAGGGATGATCGAACGAGACTCTAATTAACTTCATGATAAAATAGAATGTAGCCTCGACAAGGTGTTGGGGCTACATTTATTTATCTACATGAGACACAAAACAACTATGCAAATATTAGAAGCCATACACGATGCAGTTCAACTTGGAAACAAGTTACATAAAGAGATTGACACACAAAAAATACCTAAGAAAGAGCAAGAAAATATTAAGTATTTGGGTCAATGCCTGCGGTCTATGGACTTCATCTTAAGCGATGAACGAAATAGAAAATCTACCACATAATGCAGAAGCAGAGGAAGCCGTCATAGCTTGCTGTCTTCTTGATGACTCGCCAGCCAACTACAATTCTGTTACCGAATTACTAACGGCTGAAGACTTCTTCATCAATAGGAACCAATGCATCTTTGATGCCATAGGTAAGCTAGTAAATGCTAGCCTGCCGGTGGATGAGATACACTTGTCCGAACAGCTAACCCGGGACAGGAACCTTGATACCGTAGGTGGGATAACATCCATCTACAGTATTATGGATCGGGTCCAAACTTCTTTGCAGATGAAACACTATGCAGAGATTGTCCGGGAGAAGTCGAACCTACGTAAGATGAACCGGGCATACCGGGTCGCAACCGAAAGCATAATAGCTCAGTCAGATCTGGCTGAGAACATTAAGCATACAGTTGACTCAGAGGTTAACCGGATTCACTTCACCCAAGAGAAGCCGAATGACTTAAGCTCAACTGCTGAGGAGATTAAGGATGAGTTCCGGAGGATGCTAGCCGGGGAGTTTGTTACGGATGCATTGCCTACTCACATTGGTAAACTCGACCAGCAGTTAGGCAACCGGGGCATAGCACCCGGCGAGGTGATTACCCTCGCGGCACCCACATCATGCGGTAAGTCAGCCTTGGCTCTTAACATAGCACTCAAGTCAGTCACTCACAACAATGCACCCTGTGCTGTATTCTCTTTGGAGATGCCACAGAAGCAGTTGTTTAAACGAATGACTCAGACCCTAGCCGGGGTGAACATCAAGCAGATAAGTGATGGTGTTATATCAGAGGAGAACATGAAGAAGGTTGATGAAGCAATCGACACACTTCACTCAGTGCCCCTATACACCAGTCATAGTGTTAAGTCAGCGGAGGATCTTGCATCTCAACTACGTAAGCTAGTGGACAAGCAAGGTGTAAAGCTAGCCGTGATTGATTACCTTCAGCTCATCCCGTTTAATTCCGGGAAGGTTGGCAAGGCGGAAGGCATTGCAAACATCTCTCATAAGATTAAGCAACTCGCCCTTGAGTTAAACATCGGTATCCTACTGTTGGCACAAGTCAATCGTGAGGGTGCCAAGCGAGACGGAGGCTTGGACATCTATGATCTAAAGGACTCCGGAGACATTGAGAATGATGCGGACGTTGTCCTTCTCATGTATCCACAACAGGGTAACTTCGAGGATTCAAAGATGGCTGACTCGAATGGACCATACACAAACCTTGAGTATAAGATAGCTAAGAATCGTGAAGGCGAACGAGGCACCATCGGATACTTTAAATTCTACCACGTAACAGGAAGATTCTACTAATGAATAATAAATATAAAATACTTGAAGCAGTAAGCAGTTCGTGTGACATAACTGTAAAAATAATATCGGGCACCCGTCGAACAAAGAAGGCATCCTATGCCCGGGACATCTGCTCATTCCTTATGCACAAGTGCGGATACTCGCACGAAAATATTAGCCGGATACTTAACCGGGAAAGATCATCAGTAACTCACGGGATCAAACGTGTAAGCAAACGTATCCAAGAGGAGAGTAACCGGGGGCGATTCATGCGGAGGCACCTCCGGGATATACTTGACAACTCTCTCAAGATGGACTATATAAATATAGATGAATGATACTAATATAGAACGACTTCAGGTCCGGATTGATTTGATCCGGGCAGAATCACGGATGGTTTCCTATCAGATAGAGAGACTCGAGGAACGGAGGCACGAGCTACAGCAGGAGAAATCCCACATCAAAGAAGCTCTTACCAAAGAATCCAAGTGATATAATCTATACCGGAGTAAGTGAAAGCAGTGATGCCCACGAGGTCTGCTCTTAGACCTAGTTAAATCTCCAGTGTGTGGTAAGCCTCACCCTTGTTAATTCAGGGGTGAGGCTTTTTACTAGAAGCCTAGTAGCTTGGGATCAATCAAAGGCTTAGGCGGATCAATCATCGGAACGGGTCCCGGGAAGTTGATTCCATACTTACCTTCCTTTGCTAGACGTTGACGTTCCTCGCGAACCGAATCAGTTCCGGCATCGGAGTATCTCCAATACCATAGATCGTCACCGGGTAAAGCGAACTTAGCCAAGGGTGCCAAGCTATCAGCTCTCATAACTCTTTCCGCAGTT